CCTCGATGGCCGAGAGACCATCGCTGTAGCTCTCGCCGTTCACGGTCGGGTCTTCCCCGCCGGTCAGCGGTGCCTGAGCAACCATGGCAAGCGTTCCGCCGTCGTCGGCCAGTTTTGCAGCTGTAACCCACGGGGAACTGCTCGCCTTAATCGCATCAATCAGGGCTTGCGGCTCATCAGCCCCCTTCTCAAACTCTACCGTCTGCCGTAAGGTGACGCCCTCGTAAAGCAGCAGTTCTCGCTTGGTTTCGTCAGCCAGGGAATCACGCACGGTTACAGTAAAATCGTTACCCCTTACACCTTCATAGAGCACTTCAAGCTTTACCGCATCAACCGGGGTTGTTGCGGTATCTTTAAGCGTCACCGTTGCCTTTGCCCCGCCGGTTCCCAGCCTAAAACCTAACACCCTGCGGCACCCACCGCGGAAGTTCTCCCTGGGCACGTCTACAGTGCCACTATCGCCAAATTCAGGACCAATCGCTTCTGCATTCTCCATGGTTACCACTTTACCCAACGGCCCCCAAGAAGCCCTAAAAAGAGCTGCCACAATTCCCTGGGGAATGATAGCTTCCGGCGGCTCCCCAATATTAGTTACCCGGACGTACACGCCGGGCCTTATTTTCTGCTCACCCACTTGAAACACAGATCCAGCCATTTTGTGCTACACCTTCCTTTCCAGAAATGCTTTAATTGCCTTTCCCGCTTCTGCTTTGGTCATGCTTTCTTTGCCGGCTAATTTTAATGCCCCGGCCACTACTTCCGGCTTAACGCCAAAAGAAGAAGCCGCCTCGATTAACTCGCTGCGGCCGTAACGTGCTTCCGACCGTTGAAACGTCATCGTCCTATCCGGTTCCTTTTTCTTACTCAAGCCACCTCACCTCCATATTAATATCGCCGCTTGTGACAGCTTTCTTTAACGTTTCATACCGCGCTATTGGCTGCAATACACCAAACCGGGCAGTTAGTTGTATCTGACCGCGGTGCATTGGGTCGGCTTCGCTGTCGGCGGTAACACGCAGTAGTTCTAATGGCCCATCATCGGTCATCTTTAGCCTGCGCTGTTTTGCTAACTCTTCTGTAACTTTCCGCACCCAGCTCAATCGAACCGAAGCACTGGGGGCCAGAATGTGCCCGTTAATCTGGACCTCCATCCAGTTTACTGCAGCTGTGATTTCCGTCGGTATCAATCGCACCATGCGCCAATAGATCCCCGGTGTTATATCTGCCGGTGTCCATGTCGCCGGATTCGTTTGCACTTCCGGCCATTTTCTCGCCGTCCAGTTCTGTAATGTAGCTACCGGGTCCGGTTCATAAGTTAATCCATTCAGCCAACCCAAAGCGAATACTCTGAATCGTAGGCCCCGGGTGATAGCATCCCATTCTTCGTCTACGAAGTCTTGCCCGGCACTTCCCAGATAGTCAACCAGGTATTCTTCGCCGGCATGGGAAAATCTGGCCCGATGCAGGGTATTTATAACGGCATTAGCTAGGCTGTCCACCTGCTGGAAAGTGGTCCGCTTGACGTAGGGCCAAACTTCAACAATCGTTGAAAACGCTGCCCAGTCAGCTCCCGGATCTTGAATACCTTCTCTTAGTACCAGGTAGGGCTTCTGTGTATTCGGCCCTGCAGCATGAGGTTCGTAAACCCGGCCGTCAACAGCTTTTACGTTGTCAACTAATAGCTGTCTTATAGCTGTCCTCATAATCAATCTCTCCAGTAATCAATCACTGTTCGCCGGATACGGGGAAGGTGAGCATCAGCGGTCGGTCCTACAATGGCGTAGTTCCCGCCGTGTGCTAACTCCAACCAAATCCCGTATTCCACGCCATGCGACAAGTAAAGGACAAACTGGCCACCGTCAGTATCAACACCGCCATGTAAACTCTGTCTTGCATGACTTGTCCTGTCCGTCCATGGAGCGTTTAATTTAGCATAGCTTTCTAAATTTCCAGCCCAGTTCAAAAGTAAAGCGTAAAGCCTAGCCTTCTTCCTTTCGAGATACTCTCTTGTTTGGTCACCTAATGCCATCTAGCTCACCTTCTCCAAGATCACCTGGTAGCCTACAATTTTGTCTTTCACTTTCTGCGGGTATACTTCCAGCACCCGAAATCTTCCCAGGCCCGGCACTTCAAATTCGTCTAACACGTTGGAACCTGCCTTGACATCCGCCTCATAGTCCATCAGCATTCCCCATGTTCTATCAACCTGCTTAGTGCCAGCTAGAGTGCTTACTTCCTGCGGCGCCCATGTTCCATATTGATAAATCCGCACAACAAAAGGACCCACTTCACTCTCGATTTCCTCAAAGTATCCACCCGTATCAATCTTCTCCGTGCGGTGAATTGTAATTGTCGTTGGGTTCTGCTCGATTGCCCACTTAGTATGTTGCCGCCGGAGGGATACTAAATCCATTATATCACCTCCGGTGGCTTGAATTTTAGAATCACGCTGCCTATGCAGCTGACGGCCATGCGGCTGTAGGTCTCGGCCATTTTCAAGGCATAGTCCACCATATCCTGCAGCTTCCGCATATCGTAGCGCTCTTGACCCACAGCATAGCTTTCTATCTGTCCGAGTTCTCGCTGGAACATCCCAGCCTTTATTGTCCACCCGGCCGCGGCGGCCTCGTATATATTTGTTGCGTCAATTAGTAGTTCGTCTATATCCGCATCCGAAAAGCGGGTATCCGTATCACTTCCGCCTTCTGGTATTCTTTCGTCCAGAAGTTTCCGGAGCTTTGCTCTCAGTTCTGTTGTCGGTGTCATTATCCTTCACCGCCTNNGGCCCNTCATAATANGGGCAGTTGCGNTCAATATTTGCACTCTCTATAGTCCATCGTCTAGCCTCTAACTCCTTAGCGCATTTCATTANTGGNAACATTGAGTAATCAGCGCCCGGCACCCAAGGAAACCGGGCGCACTCAATACACTTACCCATTCACTTCACCGCCTTAAGCAGTTAAGCTGATTTCTTGTACGTTTTCCTCCACTGCTGCATATACGCCCCGGTAAGCGTACCCGACAATTTGACTTTCAATAAGCCTGGACAGGTCGCCAGCGGTTGCTTCAATTCTCAAATCCTGTTTGACTAATTCTTTGAATCCGCGCTTCGGCCGGATAAGATATGCCTTACCAGGGGTTACTCCCGGATATTCAAAATTTCTCCGACCCACCTGAGCAGTCCAGCCATCGTAGTAAATCACGGATTCAATACCGGATACAGCAGGGTAGGTAGTGCCGCCAATCTGGTATCCGCCTTTTAATGCCATTTCAATGTTGTCCCTATCATAGCTGGATGCTAGCAATACAGTGCCAGGTCTCTTCGCAATTCTAGCATCAGATAGAGCTTTGTTCAACGTCTTGTAGAATCTCACCCACAGGTCTTCGGCTGCATCACCCTGGAAGTCAGTTTTGTTGCTAGCCTTGTAGTTGAAGCTAATTATCGGGCTCAGGTGTATGTGGTTCAGTAAAGCGTTGTAAGCTTCGCCCATTGCTCGGTTCAGAAGTTCGATAGAGAAGGAATCATTGAANTCCTTCATTTCCCGGGTGTATTCAAATCCAGCAGTGTAGGTGAGAATCCGAGCAATCGGTCCATATTCAGCCTGTAAACGACCGAATTTAACTTCTTCTCCTTCTATGTGTTCGGTAAATACAACAGTTCCGTAAAGTGCCCATTTAGCATCAATTACCTTAGGCATGTTTGCGTCTTGAAGTCTTTCGTAAATAGACTGATACAGGAGCTGAACCTGTTCTCTTCCCAGTTCAACGTCCAACACTACCTTCCTCACTAAATCCTTGAACTGCTCCAGCGAACCCGATGTCAACATTTCGCCGACAGGCTTGGCAAGTTCAAAGGTTTCCATTTCGCCATTGATAATCTTCTTATCTACTTCATAAAGTTTACCGTCCAATACAAAAGGCACCTTCGTTTCAAAGGTTCCCTGACGGCGTTCGGCTTTTAAGGTATCTTGGCTATAGATTTTCATTTACTATTCCACCTCCAGTTATTCGCCTGCCGCCATCAAGCCTGCGGCGGTCAGTGCTGTAATTAGTGCATTCAGCTGGGTTGCTACAGTCTGTAAGTCAGTTGCATCACTAACAGATAAATTTTCTACATCAGCAATGGGGTCCACTTTTTCCGCTGCTTTTGCATTTACTTCATTGACCGCAGCAACAATGGAATTTTTGGCCGTGGTTGTAAGGTCACCTAGTGTTCCAACCTGGGCTGCAAGTGTAGTAACGTCATCCAAAGAGAAAGGACGTTCTGCCAGCTTGAACCAAATCACGCCGTTGCTATCCGCAGCAGAAGTAATCTTCCCGGCGTAGATGTCAGTCGCACTCAAAGTGAAGTATTTATTGTTCTTGTCCCAATAGATGTCCTCACCGACGGTCATGCTTGCCCGGTCGTTTGTCTTTGTTTGATCAGTTTCATATTCCGCAGGCTCAATGTTGAGTATAACCTCTGCGGTTTCTCCATCTCCGGTAGTTACAGACTGGAAGGCACAACCGAGAAACCCATCCAAAAGGTAGAATTTCCCAGCTTCAATAACAGTATTTTCAGGCACAGTCACTCTTACACTTTTACCATCGCTGATTTTACCGTACCCAATGTTATGAATGGTGCTAGGTACGGGTTGTCCAGTATATGCCATAATTCAACACCTCCAATTAAATTATATAGTTTGACGTTTTACACGCAAAGCAAAAGAAGTCCCGCCGTTAT